ATAAGTGAAGATGGAGAGGAATCTTGGAGGGCACAAACTCTGGTTTATATTTTTCATTCATATTTTTCTTTGATGAAATCATATAAATACAGTGGCAGAAATAATATGCCTAACAACAAAAACAAAAACGCTTCCCATAGCCTTGTGAATATTGGTATTTCCACCAAGCTATCCACCTTTCTCGGTTGCTGGGTAAACATTCACAGGTCGTGTATATTCTTCTTCCAGCGTTCCTTTAACCACTATTATATCAGGTGAATGAGAGTCTCGATCTGTATCGGTCTCATCTGGCTTGTGGGTCTTTATTCTGGCAAGGATTTCTCCTTTGGTGAGTGGCACATCAGAGTTGATGTGATAAATTTCTCTACCTGTTATTTCTTGTTCTATCAGGTATTTGTTTTCTTTATTCATTGTCCTTTCCTTTTAAAACAACCGATTCAATGTAGTTATCTTCTTCCTTCAGATTTGCTATTTCTTTTTTTAGTTCCTTGTTTTCTTTCCTGAAATACTCTGCCATTCTGCGCCAATATTTTAGTTCAGGAGCCTCCAAGCCTTCCCATGCTTTCTCGGTTCTATATGGCTCTTGTTTGCTCATCATGCTCACAACACAAACGATCAGTCTTTTCAGTTAAGCATTCTTCTTTCTTCACTGATTCTCTGTAGTTCCTTATCAACCAAATGTGCTATCTGTGCCGATTTTTTCCTGCGCTCAATGCTACATAATTTTGACAGCTCTGAAAAAGTCTCTGTATCAATTGATAGAGTCTTAAACTTAGCCTTCTTTTTTGTTGGTTCTTCCACCTTTGTTCTCCTCTTCGATATAAATCGAAATTAATGCGTAATGTATAATTTTAAACATATCCCTTTTTGACTTCCCTGCTTTTTTTCCGTATCGCTTTGCATACTTTATAATGTTGCCAACACAAAAGCCTTCTCCATGTCCAGCGTCTATGATGACATCAGTTGCCTGGTATTCTCCGTCACTGTAATGAGCCTTATAAGTTCTCCTTATATACTCAGAGAGCTCACCTAAGAGCTCATCTTCCCTAAACTTGTATTCCACTTAGTATCTTTTACATCCCTCAAAGAAAAAACCATCTGTCCAGCTATCTTCAACACCTTTCTCCAGTGCTGGCAAACGATCATCTATGGAGACAAAAAACATACTGTCCAAACCAAAAAGCCACAACAGGTATTCAAAAAAACTTATCCTGATTCCATGTGGATATTTGGTCGCTATGTGTTCAAACAGGGCTATAAACTTAAATTTCATTGTGTAAGTATAGCTAATAAATAACACATTGCAAGTGCTTTTACGCTATTTATAGTATATTTCTAGTCTAAGAGTAGCGATCACGATCAGATGCACTGCCATGCATGTGTTGACCATCGCCTCGGTCAAAAGGACCGCCTGGGATGTCAAGCCACTTGGCAGACTGTGATCCTTTGGAGACACACTTCCTGACCTTGCCATCATTAAGCAATTGCTGTAGCAAATCCCTTACGGAGTTCTTGGGTAGTGTATGAAACTCTGTGGTAAAAGTATGCCTGAGTTCCCACACGCCATTCATGCCAGTTGATGTGTATGGATAGCCTTCCACAGCTCTCGCGGCTATGGTGTGGGTCATCTTCTCAAGCAACATGGCAGTCGGTGTGGTAATTTCAAGCAAATCTCTGTTCCTATATTCCAGTAATCCTGTTTCCTTATTCCTGATAAAGATCCTGACTCCACGATCCGCAGGACCATTCGACTTGACCACAGCTCCAGCGTAAGCAACATTACGTTCATAATTCATCTTCAGCTTCTTGCATATCTTCCTGCCATCGGTCTCGTCCAGTTGCCAAAAGGCAAAAGCGCCACGCATTCCATCTACAATCGCAGTGGTTCCTCTTATTGCATGTCGGGCTTGTTCTGGAGTCTTAATTCCATCCCTTGCACTGCCCTTTGCCATGTGATGGCAGACGATGACAGTCGCGTTGAGTTCTGTAGCCAGCGATGCCAACATGCCAGTGGCAAATGCACCCGCTGCTGGATCGGCATTAATGTCGGCATGGACAAAAGATGCCAGCGGATCAAAAACTACCAGCTTTACATTGTGGATTGAGTTTAGCTGTTTCCTTATTGCATGCCACTCTGGAGTAGCGGCGGGACCATCCCTACTATCCTGAACTATCGCAAATGGACCACCTGCATTGGGTAAGGGGATTATAAACAACCCATGTTTGGAGTTTTTTCTGCGGTTTTTCTTGTCGATCTTCTCTAATCGACGATGAATTTCGTCCTTATCATCCTCAGCTGTAAAAATTACAGCGTTGCCATTAGATAGAACAGTCCCACCTAGAGCTTCTTCAATTCTGTTGTTGGATCCTGTAGCGACCTTCACCGCCAGATCCAGTGTAACCATTCCCTTACCAGAGTCTCCCATGCCAGCAAGGATGATTGATGTGGACAAGGGAAACGTCCCTTCCACCAAAAATTCCTGTTCAGGAGCTTTGCCTTGGTAAATATTAGCCTGCCAGTCCTGTATCCTGAAAGACAGCTCGCCTTTCGGCAACTGTGCGGGCTCTGTCTGGCTTAATATCTCCAGCTCAATTCCTTCTGTTACCGCATCCGCTGCGTCCCAGCCTTCAGGCTTTCCGCTTGGTATTTTTATTACCTGCACATTCTCAACACCAATCTCCCTGAGATAAGCGCCTACTTTTGACCCATACATGACACCTGGGGCATCATTATCACTCCAAACGATAATCGATTTGTCCAACAATGGCGACCAATCCGTTTTCTCAAGCGGAGCTTTGGAGCCACCCATTGCGGTGGTTGCGACAATGCCTCTTGCCTGTAATGCGTCCACACATTTCTCGCCTTCAACCAACACCACGTTTTCCGAGCCACTGACCGCAACCAAGTTATACAAGGGTCTGGGTATCGGCATTCTATTCTTTCCAGCCTTGGCATCCCAAGGTCTAAATTCTTTTGTGCCATCTGGAAACTCGTAACGATAAACAACACCGAGCACAATGCCTTTTTCATCAGTATATTGATACTGAGCAGCGGGTGGCGGGAGAGATCTGCTGTTATTCTTTTGCTGGGTGCTGACAACAGGCTTTTCTTTGAAGGGACGACCCAAAAAGCGTTCTACTTCTTCACAGGTATCCCTGAAATCCATATTTCTTTGTTTCTGCCAGACATCTATCAGGTCGCCAAACTTTTCGCCAGTGGCAAAGTCTTCACCAACCCCGATCTTACCTTCAGCCATTGATATTTTCAGTGACCTGCCAGGCTTTCCATGCAACCCGCCAACAACAAATTCAGAGCCTTCTCTTTTGCCATTGGGAAACAGATAGGACAACACCCCGAATGCCTGTGCATTCATGTCGTCCTTTAATCTTCGGATATAGTCTTCGCTGGTTAGTTGCCCAGAAGCATAGTGTCCCTGTGGTCTGGCATCATTTAGATCGTATAATTTAGTTTTTTTATCCTTCTTCATTCCAACATCTTTCGTAAAAATCGCACCAGCGACAAAAATAATAGTCGCTGTTATTCGCAACTCTGGGCATTAGGGTGCTTGACTGAACTGCTGATAAGATATTGGCGGCTTTGTCACTAATTCTTTGTGCGAGTTCATTATTAAATGGTATTACTTCATGGTAGAGCTCGCAAGTATTTTTATTTACCACAGTAAATAGGGCTGGGTTTTCCAGATTCATGTAGGCTTGATAGATCGCTACCTGCGCTGCGTAAGTTTGATTGGTGCTCTCCAAACCATTGTTTCTAAACTCATTAAACTTTTTCTGGTTCGCACTTTTGCATTCCCAGAGCATCGGATACTGCCACTCGCTAGGACCATCCAAGATAACCCCATCGATGTGTCCAGCGATCTTTCCTTGCGCAACTGAGAAGCCAAACTGGGAGCCATCTTCCTTCTCTGTCTTGAGATCAATGCCAGCTTCCCTGATCCAGCCAATTGCCATGTCTTCAAACGAATGTCCCGCTTCAAATATCCTCAGTGTCTGCCCAGAAAATCCTTTGCCTTCATCTTTTTCCACCTGCTCGTAATTCCACTGGATCTGTCTTGAACATGGGTTGCCCAAGATGGATGCTCCCAGATATTCTCTTGGCGCTGTTTCTCTGTTTTTCTTGGTGAGTGCTTGGTCTATTTTTTTATTGATGATGTCCGAGACATCACCAGATGCATAAGAATGATTCAAATTTATAGTCAAAACGGAACCTCTCCCTGGTCAAATTTCATGTGCTTCTGGAATGAGCGCACAACCCTGTCTATCAAGTCCAGTATTTCTTCCCTTGAGTAATCGCTCATAGGTCGATCCATTCCTATGTATCCCACAAGCTCACCAAGATCTTTGATGGTTTTTTCCATCGCTACCTGTTCTTTCTTTTTAAAATAATCCATATCTTCTCCATCATTTGATTGTTCACGCCATTTTTTCTGGCATTTCATTGAGCAAAAAAAAATAAGTTTCTCGTATTGTCTAAAACAAAACCCCTTGGTTGGGCTAGAGCACACTGGGCAAATTGGATTATATTCAATCATTTTTTTTATTTATTACATAGCCTAAAAAATTATAGCTTTGCCAGACTTTCGTCATGCTTCCCAATTTTCTTAATTCTTCATTCAGCTCATCTTCTTTTTTGCAAAACATGGACACCGACAATTGCAATTCCTTTTCCAGTATTTCTTCATCAGAAAAATTTTTTCTCTTTTCCTGTATGTGTAGCTTATGGATTAAATGCTGTAACCTGCTATCGTTAAGATAAACTTTTTCTGCAATCAGGAAGATCGCTCCAGAATTAATCCTTTTTGCAACCTCACTCAATATCCTTGCTCTCTTTCGAGCACCTAAAAACTGTAAAAAAAACATCGACGATACCACCGATATGTTCTCGATGTTTTTTATTTCTGTTTCACAGTCCCCTTCTATGAAACCAAAATCCTTTCTCCTGCCTTTCATGTCAATGGAATCAATGCCGATGTAGTGACAGCCACTTATCTTTGGTATCTTTGACAGGAATCTACCAGTCGAACATCCCAAATCAACCACAGATGATTCTTCCTGTGCATATTCCTTGGCTATATTTACAAAAATGTTATCCAAAGTGGAAAAGTTAGGAACCGAAAGATCTATATGTCTTTCAAAATCATCTATCTCTGAAAAGCTAAACCGCTTTGTCATTGTTTCTTTCATGGATCATTTGTATTCTTGTTCCCAACCATTCCATAACATTGATTGACATGGCTCGACCACAGGCTTCATATCTTTGCGATATTGGAGCTTCTTCCTTTGGTTTGTTTCTGTAGGGAACTTGTGTGTAATTGTCTGGAAAGCCTTGCAGCCTCTCGCATTCGATTGGGGTTAGTCTCCTGATTATGCTATTTCTTGGAGCTGTAGTGCGCTCTTTGAGAACAATAGGTTGCCTATTGCCACCAGTCATAGCGTTCAGTGTGGGAGAAACTTCATCCTTGTAAATGCGAGCACTCTTGTCTGGAGTGCTTGTTTCAATTACTGTGTATCTGTCGTGAGCAGTCAACGACCAAGACACACCATCGTCATTCCATGGCTTCCCATTGGAACCAGTCTGGCTATCTCTCATCACAACCAAATCTGTTGAAGACTTGTAATCTCTGGCAGCGATAGTGCCAGCTACATCATCTTCGACATATCCATCACTTCTTGTTTGCCTTATGGTTGTTTTGTCTGTAACTAAATCTCTGCCAGCCCCCCAAGGTTCGGCAACAAGAGTGCTTGCTACTTCATCTTGAAAGTATTGATCGCTTCTTCCAATGCGGTGAGTAGGTTTTCTGGCAGAGCTCTCTCGTTTTTTTCGGCTCGGCGGATAATTCCCCGACATTGTTTCTCCGTCAAATAATACCTTCGCGGGACTTCTCCAGCTTCCAAGACATCCGACAACGAAGACACGCCTTCGTCTTTGTGGGAGCGCTCTTGGAAATCGTTGTGTTCTGACAAATTCAGTGTTAAGAATCCTGTAGGCGAACCCATACCCGCATTCTGCCAACGCTCCAAGGAAGTTTCCAAAATCCCTTCCTTCGTCTGAGGACAATAAACCGGGGACATTTTCCCAGAGAATCCACGAAGTTTTAAGCCTATTAGCCAAGAGTATAAACTCCAAGGCGAGGTTTCCTCTATCATCTCCAAATCCTTTTCTAAGTCCAGCGATGGAGAAGCTGGCACAAGGGGTTCCTCCCACAAGGAGGTCTGGGTAGGCTTCTTTTTTGAAATCATCTTTTGTAATCTCCGTAAAGTCTCCAAAGTTTTTAATCTCTGGATAATGATAATTTAACACAGCAGAACGAAAAGGGTGAATCTCAGAAACACCAACACAGTTCCAGCCTAGCGGATGCCAAGCTACAGAAGCTGATTCTATCCCGCTACATATTGATAAATAATTGATTGTCATTCTTTCTCTTAACCCAGTCTTTGCATATATCCATAATTCTATTTCTGTTCTTGAAATTTATTTCTTCATCACCAATCAAAGCCTCGAATACTGTATTGATCTGTGAATCAATTTGTAAGTTTAAGTGGTTTTTAACATCTCCAAATAATTTAAACTTACCAAAGGAAGTTCTTACATGTATCTTTTGTTGTGGCTTGTTGATTGTTTGCCAATCTTTGCTGTAAAAAAATTCTTTTATTTCGTTAGAAAGATATGGAGAACAAAAAACTTTATTATGTTTTTTGGCTAATCTTTCATGCCAACAATAACCAGCTCTATTCTCAGGCTTAAAATAATCATCTCTAAATTGGTTCAAGAGCTCCAAAGAGTGTCTATAATTTATCATCGCTTTTTTTGACAAACCATAATATCCATCAGCAGCCCAACCAGACAACACATATTGTTCTTTTATTCTAGGATATACATATAAAAATGGATAGAGACATTCAAAGTGTGTTTTTTTTATACAATTATGTTCATTCAACAATTTAAAAAAATCTTCCTTTAGGTTTTCTGTAGGAATAACAACTCCAACAAAATCCCAGTTCATTTTTTCTGCAACTTCTTTAGCTTTGTTATAATCATAGGAATCGTGCTTGTCTGTTTTGAATGTATAGGCAGTGATCTTTTTGCCAAGCCTATGTGCTGAAAAACCAACGCTCATGCTGTCAACACCACCAGACAGTAAAATGGCTACATCATTTTCTGGGACAAGATCAGAAACCAAGTTTGTTAATATTGAGTCAATCATTAAATTTTTTTTTCCTGTTTCTTTTTTCTTGTGTTGTTTAGGCAATCTCCCACGCAGAGCTTCCCACATAAAAAGATCAAACTCTTCTTCCAAACTTGTCTTTTTTAACTGATATTTAACCATCACCTGATACCAATAATCTTTTCAATAGCTGGTCGGTTCCACACAAAATTCAAGTGACACATTGCATCATACTTAGTAAAGCCAAAATTAAACTCACCTATGTTGTAGTTGTAATTCCTTAGATGATCTCTTTGTCTTGCTGTGGATGTATCGTTCAGCCATTGTTTTGATTTCCTGACACTACTGTTGTTCTCATTGGCTCTCAAAAAATCATCGGCAACTGCTAAGGCATTCACCTTTTCTCCAATTGCCAAAACTCTAGCCTTGTTCCTGCCCTTCCTGCCGATTGCTGCGTAATGTTTACCAGAGCTAAATACACCAACCCAAGCATCAAAGCCCGATGCCATCAGCGCTTTGCCTGTGCCAAATAAATCAACCCATCTAAATGGAGATTTTTCAAACAGGTCAACTTCGGTCAGGATAAACTTGACAAGCTCTCCATGCTTGTTGATGGTGGCAAACTCAAAACCACAGATCGGACATACCCTACATGCAGCAGGCACAATTGCACCACAGTCTGGACAATCTTTTGTCGGGGCTTCACCTTCGATAGCCAGCTTTCCTATCAGGTCAGGCGTATCTTCCAAAGTTCCATGGAGCAACACCGAGATACCAAAGTCCATGACGATACAATCTGTTTTTATAATGTCTGGATATTCTTCTGGATCAATAATTCTTAAACCACGACCAATCATCTGCACCATGGTTGACTTGTAAGAACAAGGTCTCAACAGGATAACGCAACTGACTGGTGGACAGTCAAAGCCTTCGGTCAGCACCGCAACATTGACCAACACCCTTATCTCTCCTCTTTCAAGAGCTAACAACAACGATTCCCTTTTCTTGCTGGGGGTTTCGCTTGTTACCATGTCTGCCAATATTCCCTGTTCCTTAAACTCATGCAATACTTCTTCCGCATGTCTTATGGTTGAGCAAAAGACCAAGGTAGTCCTGTCTCCAGCTTTCTTTTTCCATTCCTCAACAACCCTTTGGTTGATGACACGCTTGTTCATAATTCTTTCAACCTCATTCATGTCATAGTCAAGGGCTGTTTTTCTCACTCCCTGCAATTCATCATTGACCCCAAGATCAATGACAAATGTTTTTGGCTTAACTAAAAAGCCCAAGGCAATAAGCTGGGCAATGTCTATCTGGTGGGCAACATTATTAAAAATATCAATGAGCCCTTTTTTGTCTCCACGATTCGGTGTTGCGGTAAAGCCAGCAACCCTGACATCTGGGTTCAGGTGTTTTGCGCGGGATATTATCTTTCGGTAAGTGGGAGCTGTCGTGTGATGAGCTTCATCAACGACCAACAGATCTGGAGCCACCATAGCTTCTAAGTTCTTTGAACGCTGTAATGTTTGCACCATCGCAAACTGTATCTCAGAATCCCAGTCCTTGATTTTTGAGTTGACGACAGAGGTATCAAGGCTTGGGTTTATCGCATGGAACTTATCCATGTTCTGATTAACCAGTTCATCTCTATGTTGCAAAACCAACGCTCTTCCACCATTAAGGGTTTCCCCAATCAACGATGAAAGCATTATGGTTTTTCCAGAGCCTGTTGGCGCGACCACTAGAGTATTTTTATACTCCTCTAGGTGTCGTTTGGCATCTTCTACTGCTTCCTTTTGGTAAGGTCTGAGTAACACATTTCTCCCCTTCTCTTAGTGTTACCGAGCCCAGTCTGGAACATTTACATCTTGTTTTTCTTTGGCGGGCTTAGTCTCAACACTTGGAGCAGTCACTGTTGCTGTTACTGTAGCTGAACCATGACCCAAATAAAGATTGGAAGTGGAAGCGATAACGCTACCAAGTGTATTCTTGTCTGGATACCCATCTGTTCCTTTCTCTATTTTGACCTTCGCTGTAAACTCAAGACCATTAAGATCATCAAAGCTCTGTAAAACTCTTTTGGCTTTTGCATCTTCCGATGTATCTTTGGGATCAATTCCCTTGGCTGACTCAACAATAGCTCGCAATGTAGCCTTGCTGATGTTGGCGCTCATTGATTCGCCCTTTTCGTTTTTCTTGCCACCTACCAAAACCAACACCTGCCAAAACTTTCTTCTGGCATATTTTCCTTCGGTAACAACAAACTCACAGCTTAGATAAAGATTCTTCGACGCTGCTTCCGTAAGCCAACCGCCTTCGCCTTCTCCACCTGGTCTAACCAGCATGGACACTTTGGCTATCGTGCCATCTGGGATAAGCTCGTAATCTCCTGTGGAGATTTCTGCATCATTCAAATTAATTTCAGTCATTTTCTTTTTCCTCTTGTGGTAAATTATGATTTAAGGTTTTTTCGCTCAATGGTGTGCTTCTCTGCGTAACCATCTTTTGCATAAGTCTCCCCAAATGGGGTTCTTCAATTGTCTGTAACCTACCTGAACGATCCTTGGCTGGATAGCCATAGGGGTTCAATGTAGTACAAACAAAAGCTCGGTAAGGCTCGTTGTTGCCATCTTCCATGACTGCCATGGTAATTATTTCATCAACGATGCCAGGTAATTCCCTGCTGGTTTTGGCTCCTTCCATCTGCAACCCATAGGTTGTGCGATTGAAGTCATCGGTTTTTTCTTCCAAAATACCAACAAAGATTACATTCTTGTTTCTTATATGTTGCAACTGGGTCAACCAAGCAATCATTTCCCTGCCATGCATTCCATACACAGCTCTGGTGTCTATCTTGCCACTTCTGGTGCTTATGTTTTCTTCTTGGTTCTGACACCAAGAAAAACACAATCTCGCTGCAATTGTGATCGAGTCAACAAAAATTGTTTTGTATTTTTCCAGATCAAGCAACTTGTAGCTTTCCTTTAAAGCCTGATAATGTGCTTCTGAGTAAGGCATAGTGTTTTTCAATGAGGGGTTTGGACCACCAAACATACAAGCAAAGTCACGACTTTGTTGCCACGTTTTAGGTCTAATCATGTCACCAGACCAGCCTTCTATTGACAGTGTGCCAGCTTCCAAGTCCATCATCAGGGTTTCATCTGCTGGCAATGTCCAGAGCAAGCTGGTTTTACCAACTCCCGATACTCCAGCTACTACTATTTTTAATCCTACGTCTTCGGACAGCCTTTCATCGACTGAGATAATACTAAGTTCATTCATAATGTTTCCTTTTTGTTTTCTATTTATATTTGTTTATCTAAAGTATCTAGGCAGCATGTGTTGAGGCAGTTGCCATGTTTGTATTTCTTGCTGTTGTGAAGAAGACCAAGAAGAAATCTGTTGCATTCCTAAAGACAAACTTTCAGAAGCTAAATGCTCTTTTATTTCATTAAGTGTTCTTTTTCCGCAACCTTTAACACGAAGTAGCTCAACTTCAGTTAATTGAATTAAGTCTTTTATGGTTTTTATATTTATTTTTTCGCATACATTTGATGCTCTTTTGCTCCAACCTTTAAGGCTGTTTATTGGAGAGAGCAATTGTTCTTCTTTATAAACTTCGCTGGCTAACTCAAATTCACCCCAAAACCTGATGTTGTTTTGTTTACAAAAATGTTGTAAATCACAAAGCACATCAGCAACACGATCATATTGATTACACCCATAGATGTTGTTGTTCCCCCTCAAGCCCAAAAAACTTTCTATTCTCAGAGAATATTCGAGAGATAAATTAAGTGGTTTGTTAAGTTTGACCATTGTTATTCTTTTTCTAAGTTGTTTTCTATTTTATATGTGGGTTTTCTTGGCATCACAGTGCGGGCTGCCAAAAGTTTTTCCTTGATTTCGTTTGAGCAAGAGAGATATTTTCTCTCATTAATACGAAAGTTTGCCTTAACTAAATCCTTAGCAACTTGCGTAGGGATCTGGTCAAGAGCCTCAATTAATTTATTCTGATCCCAAGTAACTTCCTTGCCGACGCTTCTGGTTATTCTATATTCATTATCAAAAAGGGAAACCTGTCCTGTGTCGCGTCCACTATCTACCAACATGTTCTGCATGGTGACACCAAACTTGTGGTCTATGGCAGCCTGTAATTTAATTCTGCGTTCAGAGTTTATTTTGTTAAACTCATCGAGCTTGGAATCCAAGAAGGCTAATTCTTCTATGCTTAAATTTGAAAGATCTTCTGTGCTGAGCCAGTCAAGATTGTTGAGAGTGCCTGAATTATTTTTTTTGCTTTTCACTTTTAGCTTGTTTCCTTTCGCTTTTTTATGTTATCTTTACGATATTTACATGAAAGCCTAACACAATGATTACACCTATGCAAATAAGAATGGCGCGAGCTGGATTAAATATTTCAATTCAAAGATTACAAAGCCTGTCAGGGGTAAACGCTTCAACTATTTCCTATATAGAAAGGGAAAGAAGATCACCACTGTATAGAACAATGATGAGATTGCAGGACGCTCTAGAAAAACAAGGCGTTACTTTTGTTGAAGGTGGCGCACAAATTTAACAACCTGTATTTCAATAGGATATAAAGACTCAACGAGCTTTTTCTTCAGCTTGAAAACAGCAGTCTCCACTCCTTTAACATCTTCAATAACTTCACTACCATCTTCATCAGTGTATCTGAAGTCTGCAATGTAGGTACATATCTTTTTGCCATTGACGACACAGGGAAATTTTGGCTGGAGCTCCAGGTTCTTTACTCTGTTAGCTCTTTCCAACGATTTTAAAAAGCCATATCTGTTCGCTTCTTTCTTGGATGCAAACCTTATGCCATCCACTGTAGTTGCGATAGCTCCATACTTATGCCTTCTTTTTGATCTGAAACGCATTTATCTACTATAATATAAAGCAACATGTTTTATTAGGAGATTTGAATGCCAGTTAAAAAAGTCAAAGGCGGTTATAGGTGGGGTAGCAAAGGGAAAGTTTACAAAACAAAAAAAGCTGCCCAACGACAAGGAAGGGCAGCTTATGCTTCTGGTTATAAGGGTAGGAAAAAATAGAGCCCTTTATTCAAGCTCAGTTATTTCTTTTTCCATTTCAATTTCTAGCTCAGCAATTTCTTCTAAATAACTTTTGGCTTTTTCTTGCTTGAGAACTATCTCATTTTGTTTTTCGTAATCTATCAGAATTTTCCAGTTTTCAATTTTCAATACTTTGGCTAGAGAAACCATTTGTTTTTCGGACAATCTTTTTGATTTTGTCTTAGGGGTGGCAGACAGCAACGCATAATAAATAGCGGGCTCTCCATAAGGCTTGCTTTCTTGTCTTAGTCCAGAGAGCCTAACCAATTCTCTTTTGCTCTTAATAAATGGATGCATCTTGACAATTTTGGAAAGTAACTCGGTGTTCACTATATAACCGAGATCTTCTTTTACCTTATGTTGCTCAAGAAAATTGTTAATCTCATCAAGGGTTATCATGTCTCTATAGTCTCTCTTTTTTGCTGGAGCCAAAACTCCTTCGTTCTTCATTTTTGTTCTTTCGTCCATGAGAGCAACAACATCTTTATCCTGTTCAACTGTTGGAGCGTCGGGTTTTTCTGCTTTCATTCTTTCCCCTGTTTTTGAAACATCAAATGGTATGTTTTTCTTTTTGTTCATAACGCAACTCCTGTATCGTCAATGACTGGAGCGATAGCTTTCATTATTGTGGTCGGTGACTTCAACCAAGAAGAAACGAGCATTGAAACGCTCTTCTGGCATTTTCCAGAGATCAATCTTTGGACTTATAAATCTTGTGCTTGTGCTGCTCCATCCATTATCATGTTCACTAAATGTCTTAAAGCCAACAGCTCCTGTTTTTTCATTTTTCACAACTTCGTACTCGCCATTCTCGACTCGGCTGTTAATTATTTCTTTATCGACCTTGACCCTTTCAATGTATTCCTTAATGCGACCCAAGGTAAAACGACCCCAGATGGTGGACACATAGTTAATATCGAGACCGAGCTCTTTCCCGATCAAGACAGCTTCATCCTTGGTAAGTCCTTTTATTGCTCTCTTTCTTCCAAAGGCGTTGTGCAGGGTTTCCGCACAAAAACCATACATCTCTTCATAATCAACTCCCATGACAGTAGCCAAGGCATAGGGAACGCACCAAGTTGTGCCACCTTTCAGGCTCTTTTCTGGGACGTATCCAATTTTTGTTTTCTTATTTTTCATATCCACATTTACAGTCTAGCAGGTTTTCAACTCATATCAACCCTTTTATAGTCTTTTTTACATTTATTTTTTGTGTAAATAATATTAAAAAACATTAATAAGGGGTTGCTATTAGTGCATAATTAGTTATACTTTAAATGTGGATAGTAAATTTAATAATGAAAAAAGGGGGTGAATAATGAATATCGTTAAAATATGTTTGTGGATCAAAATGAATGTCAATACAACAGAAGAACTTGATAAAGTTATCCACGCAGTTAATTTTGCAAAGAAAAGAATCGAGAGGGCGAGCAATGAGTAAGAAAAGAGGGCGAGCAATGAGTAAGAAAAAGAAAGTGCTTGTGCATCACATAGAGGAATTGCCTCGAAACACCTACGTCATAAGCTACCTTATGCATGAGTATGATGAGCATCCTACGATTGAAGAAATAAAATCGTGGGTTGATGATGCGTGGATTGAACACATAAGGGTCATACACAATGGCAAGGAATGTGATGCGATCATAGACGAGAATGGCAAGCTGAAGGGTTTGCCGATCAATCCAATAGCTACGTCTGAATACCATGCGTGGCTTTCTTCCAAAGGCTTGCCATTGGATGATGTGATTGTAGGCAACTGTGCTGTATTAGTAAACTTTAATTTGGAGTAAAAAATGTGCAAACAAAAATGTATCTGTGGGGATGTTTTGTCCGAAGAAAAATTAGAAGAATTTTCTTCTGATAAATTAAAAGCATTAAACAATTTGCTTGATGGCAAAGCCACAAAAAAAGACTATCAACTTTTAACACAAAGGCACGAAGTGCAAGGAGTAAAAAAATGAAAAAAGAAATATCAATAGAAAAGAAGTTAAAAGAAATGGCAGAAAAAAGAAAGTCTGCTTTAATAGAGGGAATACTATCTCTCAAAACACATGACGAATTGGATGATCTTATAGGCGCATTTAAAAGCGCAAGGAAAGCCATTGATGCTAAAGAGGTTGCCTTGAAAAGACACCTCTTTCGTGTAGGTCAGAGAGTAAATGTTTTGGAAAAAACCAACACAAAGCAAGGCACAATCAAAAAAGTAAATAAAACTAGGTGTCACGTTGATATAAATGGAAAAACTTGGGCAGTGCCTATGTCCATGATAGAGGTGGTCTAATGATTAAGGAGAAACGCAAATGAATATAGGATTAATTGAAGTCTCAAAAAATGGCTCAAAGGTTTCCATGTCTTTGAACGTGGACTTCCTAGAGGATGGCACGATAGTTATCAATGCCATAGATCACGATAAGAAAAAAGGAAACGAAATTTCTTTCGTGGAATTGCCAACAGCATATGCTCACAACGCAGTGATGCAGATGCTGACAGGTTTTGCTAGGAAACTAGCAAATAAAGAGGGGATTCCGGTAAGGTTTGAGGATGTTTAAACACTTCACGAATCCCCGCAACTATAACCAATCGATAGAATCGATAACAAACAAAGGAGAATTATTATGGGTGCAGATTTATACCTAAACAATGAATACACAGAATTGAACGAAAGGCTTAAACCTAAGTTTAACGATGCTATTGCCAAGCGTGATTCCATAACTGATAAAACATCAGAGGAATACATGTTCTACCAAGATAAAGCATCGAAGATTTATAACCAAATGAATCCTGATTCGTGTTATTTCAGAGACAGCTACAACCATTCTAGTGTTCTATGGGCATTAGGATTGTCGTGGTGGAAGGATGTAATCCCCTTACTGACAAACGATGGGTCGCTTGAGCCTGAGAAGGCAGAGGCACTAATCGCTATGATTAATGATGCGGATTTCACAGACTTGCCTAAAGACATTGAAGAAATTGACGAAAACTATTTCGTTGAAAAGCGCGATGCTCTTGTCAAGTTTCTTCAAAGAAGTGTTGACGAAGGAGAAGGCATTGAATGTTCTCTCTAAAAAAGCGAAGGTCTATAAAATTAGACCCAACAAGGTAGTCAACATTGACTTCAATTCCCTTGAGCAGAGGGCTTTACTGACTAAGCGTTTAAACGCTGTTAATGCGTGGATGCACAGGTCATTGGAATCCAACTGCTTGTGGGGGGTTGCGGTCTCCCGACAAATTTACACATATTTACTTGAGAAATACATGCAACCACATGAAAACAAAAACAGGAGAACGAAATGAAATACGAAGTAATGGCAAGCGAGACAGTAATTTATCGCATACCTATAGAGGCAGAGTCAGAAGATGAGGCGATAGAAAAGGTGTGGGAAGGCACACCTGATCTTAATCTTGAAAAACACATTGACGAATATGATGGCTTTCAAATCGACAAGGTTAAGCTAAAGTAATCCATTGATTAACATGGGTTGCCATGTTAGAATCCAATTAAAACTTAAATCCTTAAATGCCTAGAAGAAACAGACTCCCATACTGGCTAGACAGCGCAGTAAACATGCGCAGAAAGGGCGCAACGCTCAGAGAAATAGCCTCATCACTAGACGTTCCGTTGTCTACCATACGTTATCAGCTTGCATCACACATGTCGCGCAACGAATACGACAGCCTATGCAAAGACCCGAACACGTCAGAAGGAAGGGCGCGCACAGAGTGGATATTAAACCTTTATTCCAAAGGTTTGAATGGAAACCAAATCGCAAAAGAAGTGGGAGTGTCGCGCCAGTATGTTTATAAACTTCTGCAAATTCAAAAAGAACAAGACGAAGATCGTTTGGATTGGATTGCAAACAAAAAAGTTCTTGAAGAAGAAGGGAAAATCACTAAGAATTATATCTACATCAACAAAAAACGAGGATAATAAAATGTTTAAACAGCTTTTAGATTTACATGACAGGCTTTATAAGTGGTTGTTTGGGAAGGAAGTTCCCGAAGAAAACGCCAAGCGTGCAAGAAACAAAAAAGGTCAGTATCGTGGTGATGATAAATCAACACCTAACATCAACGAGGCATGGGTTGGTGGCAAAACACCTAAGAAGAAGTAGCTGTCCTGCCGTTTTCCGTCTCGCTGTTTAAACGCTCTACGAAACAGCCGTTTGTCTAGTTCGGCAACCAAGCGTCTGCATCATCCCCTTCGGGATATCCCCAAGATTTAGAATATCTACCGCTTATGTAATCGTATTCCAGTTCTACAACACCAATCTTTCCTGATTGTTTAAAGCGCATCTTCTTGGTATGAATCCTCACTTCCTTACTGCCCTTCGTAAAATCCCTCTCCACTATTAGAATCACGTCTGCTTTGTTGGCAAAGTTCGCGCTACCGGCTATGTCGTAAGGCTCTACCATCGGGAACGTGCCATCGTGTGATCGCCTCATTTTTTGTGGATGACAAACGAAGAAAATGTGAACGCCAAAAGTCTGCGAAAATCTTCTAAGCTTGCTCATCATCTGCGAGACATACTCGGTCTCAGTCATGCCCGTAGGTCTCTTGTGGTCAAATTCGTTATACGGGTCTAGCACGACTGCATCCACACCATACCTTAGCACTGCTGACGTGCATGCTTGCAAGCACCAGTCTATCGTTGGCGACTCATCTTCTGCGCGCACAAAAAAGAAATGCTGTGCGAGCCAGTCATACGCATCCAACAGTTCTTCTTCATCCATTCGCTCAACATACGTGTCTTTTCTAGCCGGCTTACCTACCAGTTTCTCAGCCATTTTATTTAGATGTTCACTCACAGGGTTCTCGAATGAACACATTGCCCATCTGTAGTCATGGTTCTTAGCCATGTTTACTGCTATCGCATCTATGAATTCTGACTTTCCGCAGTTCGGGACACCACTACATATAGTGACCTCTGCCGGTCTCACTAAAAATATTTCATCCATGCCCTCTATTCCGGTGCTTAATCCCTGTTTAAACCCGCCACGAAACAACTGCAAACCTTCTTCCATGAAGGCGTTGGCTGTGTATAGGGATTTAATTGGGTAAGGTTCTGCACTCTTAAAGCATCGCACCAAATCCTCTTGGGATTTGAGCCACACTTCATTAGCATCCTTGCATCCATCCGTATATGCAATGATGAAGGCGCGCTCACGTCCAACACGCCTTGCGATTTCCTCTCGGCATTGGATACCGGCATCATCACCATCGAGAGCCAAGTAAATTCTTTTATATTTATCTATGTCAAAGGTGGCAAGCCATTCCATCTTCCTATCGCTTGCACCATCGGGTATAGACACAACGTTATCCGTGATTTCCGGACAAATCTTCCACGTCAACGCATCAATTTCTCCCTCGCAGATCAGGATCGAATCATCTTCATCGTTTAAACAGTCAACCAGATACGGAATCCTCTGGCAATCGGGCAGTTGTGCATACTTTTTATCGGAAGTTCTAAACTTTATATTGATTGGCACTCCCTCTGAATCCTTATAAACAAAGGCTATGCAGTCCTGTCTCTTGTTATCCACGAAGTGAGAAGCAATGCCCACTCCGTAATCATCTGCAACGTTTAAACTAAGACCCCTTTCCTTAAAGAATTCCTCTCCCCACGTGCCTTTTACGCTCTTTGTGTTGGGAATTACTGGTGGTTTCTTGGGCGCAGTCTTGCGTATTGTGGGTGGGCGTTGCAAACTTTCCTTCCATGCGTTGCCTTCCCATTGGCAGTGATGGCATCGCCATCGTGCGCCTTCCGTGTCTATGTTAATGCTAAGGCACGGGTCTCTACTGTTCTTCCTTTCCGGAGAACATTTAGGGCAAGTCGCTTTATGCTGACCCTCATCATAGTTTCTAAGTTGTATTCCTTCATTTTCTAGTTGTTGGTAAATTGGTTGGGTAATTTTCTCCATCATGGCATCCTTTTAAAAATTGGCTTTCCTTCGGAATCAACCTTCCTTCCGGTAGCATCGGTTTTGTTTTCTTTTGCGAATTTTGCATCGACCCTCACTAAATAATTGACAGTGGATATGAACCACGTCTTGCGCGCGGAAGCATCAGCCTCTTGTGAGAGCCAAACATCCCTTGACATCAGAACAGCATCAAGGTTTGGAATGTTTTTAAAGGTTGCGCGCCATTTGTCATAGTCTTTTTGAACAAGTCTTACGACTTTTCCCTCAAAGGCGTAGCGTTTCTCCATCCTAGTTCTCCATTTTTATTTTATTATCTTTCTTATCCTTCTTATAGCCTTCTTTCTTTTATGCTTACGTTGAGGGTTAAGGCTTTTAGGCATAGGTCAAACATCCTATGCTTTCGCAAAAAGGTTTGACTTATGCCCTATGCTCAACGTTTCGGGTGTCGGCTAGTGGCATTGCACTACTGCGCTTGGCGTGCAATTTAACTGCTACTTACTTAATGATATGCGCATTAAGGTGGACAGCGTTCAGTCTTTCGGTCTCGCTTTTGGGCTTTGTCCACATCCCACAGTAACCCATTTCCTAACAAGGCTTACAAGTTCTGTTGTCTTACCCGACAACTTGCAAGTTATCTTATAACTTACTATAATTCCAATTTGAATATCAAGTTTTTTTTACTCCATTAAAAAACTTGGCTTCAATGACCGATGTTATTAGAACCCTCTAGTTATATTGGTTGTCTTTGTTTGTTAAAAGATGGGAAGGGGTGGCTTATTTGCGTTTCAATAAAGCCTTCCCCTTTCTCTTTCTTTAGATTCTTCTCAACTTTTATACACTAAAATTGCAACACATCTAAACTTATGATAGTATCTCTCTTGTAAGAAGAAAAGAGGATATAAGCGCATGAAATACAGTAATGACACTGGCTTGCCCGAAGTATTCGCAAAAGCAGTTATGCGCGATACTTATACACGGGGGAAAGCCGACATATCTGCAACTGGGTTGCTCAAACCGCCAAGACAAGCCTTTTTAACCTATCAACACGACCATGAAATCGTTGTTGATGTTTCCAAGCAAGTGTGGTCTCTGTTTGGAAGGGCAGTTCACACTGTCCTTGAACAAGGCACTGTCGAAGGCTATATAGTTGAGCAACGTTTCTTTGCAGAAACATGTGGGTGGACAGTCAGTGGACAGATTGATGTTCAACGCCTTGATCCTCAAGGCATAACGCTTTTGGATTGGAAAACAAGAAAGGCGTACGCTGTGATTAATGGTCGAGAATCAGATGAACAACAACTAAACATTTATGCTTGGTTGATGCGAAAAAATGACAAGGAAGTAAGTCAATTACAAATTGTCAACATCATTCGAGACCATTCTTCATTCGAGGCTGAGAGAAATCCTAGCTATCCGCAAGCAGAAGTGGTTGTTACTGACGTTGACCTATGGACATTCGAGAAACAAGAGTCTTTTGTCAAAGAAAAAATACAAGCGCACCAACTAACTTCAATCAGCATGCCTGATTGCACTCCCGAAGAACGATGGATAAGACCATCGAAGTTTGCTGTGAAGAAAAGTGTCGAAAACAAAAGGGCGTTTAAACTGTTCGACAACGAGGAAGAAGCCAAAACCCTTGCTGAATCAAAGGGATATATCGTAGAGGAAAGGAAGGGAGAGCCAATAAGATGTCAAAGATTCTGCGAAGTGTCAGAATTTTGCGAGCAATATCAATCAGAATTAACCAACAAACAAGGAGAAGAACCCAATGGAAATCAATAAAGAAACCGGAGAAATTGTGGCAAGAAACATGATTCGGTCTAGTAAAAAACTTGATGAGATCGCTGTAGCGTTGGCATCAGCGCAAGCAGAGTTCCCAATCTTGCCCAAAACAAAGAAGGTCAAGGTGCAAACACATGATGGCAAAAGCTATTCCTACTCTTATGCCGATCTAGCACTTATCATAGAGACCATTCTTCCAATCACATCAAAGCATGGCTTATCCATAGTGCAAATGCCAAGCCTTATTAGTGGGCAATCAACACTGTTGACCCGACTGTTGCACACAAGCGGTCAATGGATAGAGTGTGAATTACCTTTAAAAGCACAACGAGAGGGCGCGCAAGCGTATGGCTCTGCGCTTACTTACATGCGTAGGTATGGCATGAGCGCAATCCTTTGCCTAGCTACAGACGAGGACGAGGATGGGCAGATAGCAGACACAGATCACGTTGGCGTAAAGCCACAAGCGAAAAAGGGAATTGCTTTACCGCAACAAATGACAGAAGAACAACGAAAGAAGTTCTTGGATACTACCCTGACAGATGCTAAAAAGATCGCATCCTTTCAAGAGGAAGGACTGACAACGGATTCAGTCAAGGCAATAGAGAAGTTTTGGTTGGATAACTCTGCCAAGATTGCTGAATTAAAGAAAACAGACCAAGAAAAGTATGACAATTTGGTGAAAGAATTTAAAAACATCAAAGAAAAACTAACCCAAGATAGCGTAGAAGAAGGAGAACAAAATGGATAAAGAATATCCCGATAGCGTTAGGATTTTTCCTAACAACGAAAACGAAAACAGCGTGATTGATGTAACTGTATTCATGCGAGTGAATGGCGAGGAACATAGGTTGCGTGTATATAAAAACACAAGGAAACTGGAAGGCGACAACAGACCCGATTATCTTGTCTCGTTGCGTTTAAACGGGCAAGACTTAGAAGCTAATTCGTGGCGCAAAGAGGCGAAAGAAACCGGAAAGGTTTACTTTCAAGGAACGCCAAAGCCGAAAGCTGTTGGCTATTCATCCGCAAAAACCAATCCAACTCTTGTATCCAAAGATGAAGTGAGTGTTGATAATGAAACCTTTGACGACAAAATCCCTTTCTAACGACTGGGCAGACAAGGTTAGGTCTCAACGATACCTCGATTTTGTTAGATCGCGAGGCTGTCTCGTATGTTTTAAACCCTCTCAGGCTCACCACATGACACATGTTATGGAAGGCTCAAGGGGTTTTAGAAGAACAGGAGACCAGTTTGCTGTTCCCTTATGCTTGGAACATCACGATGAATTACATAAACATGGGAACGAAAGCAACTGGTGGGCATTGCAAGGTGTTGACCCTCTTATATGGGCAGAGGAAAGATGGAAGGAATTTACGGAGAAAAAGTAAGCGCAGTTACATTGACACCGGCAGAAATGTTAATTGCCGGTCAGCTTGGCTTGATGCGTATGGTGCAGAACCTACGCGATAAAAGAAAAGGAAAGTATGGCGCGCCTACAGATTCTCAGGCATGGGCAATAAATATATTGGGTGCAATGGGAGAGGCATGCGTTGCCAAGTGGGGTGGTCTGTGGTGGAGTGGCTCATTGGGTGATTACAAAGCGGATGATGCCGGAAAGCTACAGGTAAGAACAGTTGACAAAGAAAGTAAAAGATTAATTTTGCATGACGATGATAAAGATGACAGACCCTACATACTTGTGTATGCAAAACCGCCTAACTTTATTATCAAGGGATGGATTATGGGCGCGCATGGAAAAGATAAAGCATATTGGGCAGACCCACAACGAACAAACCGGCACGCTTATTTTGTGCCTAACGACAAACTAATAGACATTAATGAATTGGAATTAAATATATGGCTTTAAAATGAACAATGAAGTAGAAAAAATAATAAAGAAGGCTCTCGACTTGAGAGAATACGAAAAGAAACAGGTTATGATTGCCTTGTTGCTGTCAACGCTTACAGATGTTTCAGCACATGAGATCATAACTTTCGTATATTTTAATGAGGATGAACGTTTAAACGTAACATGGGGGACGCTTAAAAATGAGTGAGCCAACAGAAAAAATGAGTGAACCAACAGAATTATATAACATTTACTTCGACTATGAAGATGGTAAACCACCACAATATCTAGGCACTACAAACAACCTTGATAAATGGTTAGAGGATAACAACTCTTTAAGAGAAGGCGAAGGTAATGAGCCTGAATGTCTTGATGATTTTGAAATTGAAGAAGCTGAACTTTATATTTACTAAAGGAGAATCCTGATGACTGAACCAACGATAGTCTTTGAAGGAGACCCAGTTGCAGACCTTCCTGTTGATGAAAGCATCAAAA